TCGTGACCTCCATAAAACTTGCTATAATGTGCACCTGATTGGCAGCATTGGCTTGAACTTTAAGAACATCACTTTCTTGCAGAACTAAAGGTTGAGTCAATAATTCTGTTGTTGTGTTTGTAGCAATACTCTTTGCTTTGAATACTTCAAAAGTTGCAGAAGCTCGAACAACTTCAACGTCAACTAAAGTCGTTGAACCAGAATCATTGCAAACTAAAAGAGATTTTACTACATCCGTAGTAGGCGGAACAGGTGGTGTTGCACCAGCATCAGCCGTAGGAACTGTAATAATGGTTGTTAAACCCGTTGTGGTGATATCCACCATTGCGCTTTTGAATACATTAGCCAAGAAAAAAAGCCTCCGATTGTGATTCTTCTTTTAAATCTTGTTGGTAGTTTGTGTTAAGTAAAAGAATAATTTGATCTAATAATTGCACCATTTGATCAAATTGATTAGCGTCATATTCTGGTGTAGCATTAGGTAATCGTGTAATTGTTATTTTAGCCATTATCTTCTTCCGTCTGGTCTAAGTTGTAACTTAGTAGATCCAAGTCTCCAAGCTGTGTCGTCAACTGTGTTGGTTTCATATTTAATTTTAACTGCTCTACCTCTACCTCTTACATCAATTTTTTCTGTCGTGCTAGTAATACTGCCTGTTGTCGTTACATTAGCCGCAGATTGTGGATACTGTTCTAATGTTAAAGTAGCTGTCATTGTATTAGCAAGATTATCAAAGTCTGGAACTAATCTACTAACCGACATAAGCTCATCACCATCGGCAATCTCAACAGATCCAGTCGTTAAAAAAGCAGAAATAGCTGTGCCGTCTGCTTGGTTATTTCCTGACTCATGTTCGTAAAGATAAGAAGCACCCGCCGTTAAACCTAATATAGTTGATACGTTTGCTGTTACAGAAGCATCGTATTCTGTAGCTATAGGCTGTTCAAATACATAAGCACCAAGCCATGTTGTTCTTCCAAGATTAATAGTATACCAAGTATTTTCTAAATAATTGTAAGCAACGCCTCTGTCTATTGCTGTAGCACTTGCTGAAGGGTAGTACCAAATAATTTCATTAAAAGCTGTGTTAATACCAGAAGCAATATCATTTCTGTTTGTATAACTAAGATCATCAAACACATAATCCTGTACGGAACATGGCATTTTTTTAACAACACCATCATACATATAAAAAGAATTATCAGACATCCAGTACGCTCTACCGTTTACTTCAATAGCAGCATGCTGTGCTATTAATCCACAGTTTGCGCCAAGTTGTCTTAAACCAAAAGTAAAAGGTGTACCAACAAATTGAATACCGTGCAAAGATGTATCTGTCCAAACAAGTATTTGACCTGATGATTTAACAGCACCTACTATTCTTGAACCATCTGATATACGAAGAGAACCAGCTTCGTTTGTTGCTACTGGTGTATAATCAGTTGCGTCTTCTCTATCAGAAAATCGAAATAGTAGATCGTCTTGTGATGCTGGTGTGCCAATAGTAGTTTCTGTACCAAATATCATTAGATGTCTTGTGTCAGTAGATACCAAACTAAATCTAGATGCGGTAGGAGCATTAGATAAAGCTGTTGCTCTAGCGTCTATTGAACCAGAAATATCTTTTATATATGTACTAGCATTTAATACCGTAGCAATTAAATCTTCACCAAAATTATCTAAAGACCAACTTCTTGCTGCAACAGTAACATCTGAAGAGGTGCTTGGTTCATTCCATTTTCCTGCACTCCAAGTATCTGTGCCCCATCCATAACCATAAGTTGATGCAGTCGCACCGATATTAATTTGATAGTTAGCATTACCAGATCCACCTCCACCTGAAGTAGATCCAGAAGCTGCGCTTGTATGCGTAACTTTATAAGTATTAGCATCTACATAGGTCGTAATTTCAAACTCGTTATTCATATCCAAACCATCTATTGCAGAGAAAGAATCAAAGGTTACAAAGTCTCCTTCAATAGCGCCGTGGTCTGCGTCAGTTACTGAAACTGTTGTTGTACCATTTGTAGTAAAAGGATTTGTTAAAGCTGCTGTTTCTCTAATAGGTGTAATGTCGTAAAGAGCACTACCAGAGTACAAATATAATTTTCTATCTGTACCTAAAGCAAGGTATCTTGTTCCGTCTAAACCAATCCAGCTATGCGTATCACGGACCACGCCCACGACAGTTTTATTTGGATCTGGTAAATACGACCAACCTTTCCATCTTTCAGGTTTTCCGTAGTGAAACCGTACAAGATTCGAGTCAACATACTTACGTTGATCTCCTGCTGAATAAGCAGTATCTTGTTTATCAATGCCTGGTTGGAACTTTAAGTCAACTAATTTCATGTTGGAGTATACTAAATTATTTATTCTTTTGTGGCAAGAATTGAGTGGCTACGTTGCCCTTGAATGAGTAATTACCCATGTGTGTCATACCGCTAACAATATCAGCGTATATTTTACCACCTATTTTTTGCCATAAACGACAAAAAGCATAGTCTTCGGATAAATATCTTTTGGTATCAGGCTCTATTATAGTGTCAAAAAAAGCATAGTTCCAATCGGACGTGTCGTGATATCCAAAGGTTTTGTCGTGAGGATCACCTAGATGTTGATCAGATTTAAATCTTAAATGAGGATATGCCAATGCCATTTTTTTAAATACATTTCTTTTTATCAACATAAAACCAGTCGCACCGTCCAATACTTCTATAAAACCTTTTTTAACTATAATATTTTTTGGATCTTTAACATTTAAATTATATTGCAACGATGCTGCATGTAATTCATCTTCACTTATATTTGGTTTTTCTTTTACTTTTTTGATTGCTTTGGTCCAATCAATTACCTTTCGTGGATATACTCCTGTCACTACATCTTCGTCTAAATCTAACATACGAAACACTGACTCAGAGTTAAAAGCTAAATCAGCATCAATAAATAAAAGATGAGTATAATCTTCATTATCCATAAACAACTGCACCAATGTATTACGAGCTCTTGTTACCAAAGACTCGTTGCCGATCGTGCCAAATTGTAATTCTACTTTTTTGGTAGCTGCTAAAGCTGTTAATTGTAGACAGCTTTTAAAATAATCTGCTGTAAGCATATTGCCATAACAAGGAGTGCCTATAAATATTTTACTTGTCATAATTTTTCAAAAGGAGATGGATTATTTATTGGCTTAAACTCTGAACTATACTCACCATTAAAATTTACAGCCATAGTAATCCTAGTTTCATTATCTGTATTTGCTGATACAGAATGTGATTGATAACCTGTAAAAAAAATAACACTCCCCTCTTTAGGAGTAACCATTTTAATATTTGAATCTTCATTTTCTTTTCGTAATCTAAATTTATCGTCTCTATGAAAAAAAAATTTACTAGGAGATTTTTCTATATTAACAAAATAAACAGCAGAAATTATACAACTGTGAATATGTTGATGTGCAAATTGATTTTTTTCATACCAGTTTATCCAACAGTCCATAGGATTAAGTAATGGAACTTCCCAACCATCTTGTTTAATACTCTGTTTAATTGTTTTGTTTATAATATTTTGTATTTCATAAACTGCAAAATATCTACAGTGAGAATCCCACGGCGTTTTGTGAGCCTGTACAGGTTTATTTTCTTTGTTTTCCATAGAAAATTTATGAATGTCTTTATTTTTTTCTACTGTAATAATGTCCTCTAATTGTTTTTTCCAATGTTCATGATCAGGCATCATAAAAGACCACATAGAGTCTACAAAAATATCGTGTTTAGTTACTTCTATTTTCATTATTTCTTGCATATGATACCTCCAAATATTCTATTTTCTTTACCCAATCTTTAGGTATTGCGATAGCACCGCCACCTGATATGTCTTCTTTGTCTTTACTATAAGAACGCATAATAATTATTTTTTCTTTACCATTATGAATCATCCATCCTACTTCTTGGCACACGGCCAACGGAGCAGCTATAACTTCTTTTATATCAAGCCAACCTGTTTCTGTATCACGGGCATCGAGCCACGTCACACGGACCATCGGCACTTTGTTGATGTCAATCATTAGTTATCTAAAGGCTGTGGTTCTTCTTTTTTAATTAAATGTAAGTTAAAAGATACTGATCTTCTTTCTTCATTTGGTGTTCTAAATGGATATACGCCGTGTGCTAACCAGTTTGGAAACAAAAATATATCACCAACCTTTGGTGACTCTTGATGTTTATGTCCACTGAACGTCGCCGCTTGACCATTAAACCAAGTAATATCACCTACAGTTGGGTAATGATCTTCTTTTGCATACTCTGCAGGTAGACTAGGAGGCACTCGTAAATAACATACACCAGATAGTTGACCCTCGTGTATATGAAAAGGATTGAAGTCTCCCGCCCACTGGCTCACGCACCACATAGATTCAATAACCATNTTACCTACNTAATCAGGTGAAATAGTTTCACTTGCTGGTGGTATAGAAATATAATTCTTAACCATCTCACCCATTAGTTGTACCATCGGCATAAACTCTTCGGTGTTCATCCAATCTTGAGGATAACGAACTTCTTGTTTAACATTACCTGCTAAATTTCCTGAATGATCAAACTCTTTAGATAATTTTTTATCCGTTAACATTTGTGTTGCTTTATCATCAAGCATTTTAGTAATGAAATCAGGCATTCTGCCTCTCATTATTGTAGGACCAAAAGGTCTAATAGTGTCAAACTTTAAGACTTGTTCGGTAGGTTGTTTCTTTTTAGTCATGCTTTTCCTTTCTACTTACAAATATCTATTGTCATATAGCAATATTTTGCCTATAAATATAGTATTAATTAGGCTTATCTATATTCAAGGCCGAGCCTCCTTGCCTTTTGTTAACAATATCATGAATTGCATAGGAGTACATGTTTAAGAATTTTTTTAGAAAAGTAAGGGCAACCTTAAAAAACAGCGGAGAAGCAATCGCTGGTGTGGCAGGTGTAGCGGCAGGACTTCCTATGTTCGGGGATCTTAACCCGATAACACAACTTGCTATAAAATATTTACCAAATTTACTAACATCTCAATATCAAGACGATCCACTTAAATCCCTGTTACAAAATCAGGCGATTACAACTGCGGCAACCGCAGGTACAAACTTTCTTAGACCAAATGTAGATCCAGCCGCTGTAATAACTAACAGAGGACAAGCTGAAAGTACCTTTGATAAACTAGGCAATGATGTTGCTACAATGGATGATGCTAGCCCTGAAGCTGGCATGTATTCAAAAGGTCTTCAAAAATTAAATCAACTAACTAGCGAAAAAACAGGCGGTAGATTTCAAATGCCTGATTTTCTTACAGGTTTATATGATGATGACGGATTGACAGGTAAAGGTAAATTAATTGGTTCATTAGCCTCGTCTCTCGGACCAGGGCTCGCTACTTATTTAGCACTAATTGGTGAAGACAATCCAGAAACAATGGATCCAAAAGAATACAGAAGTGCCGTAGATGATTACTACTCAGCGAAAGCTAGAGGAGAAAATCCTAACCCTGCTGATTATGGTTTAGCACCTACACCAGCAGAAGACATGGTAGGAGATTTACGATTTGAAGGTGGTGAAAATT